CGAAGTTGATCAACATATGCAGAATATCATAAACGGTATGAGAAAAATACCTCACGTTGATCCTGCAACTGGAGAATATAATTTAAGATTTAATCTTCAAAATATGACTGAAGATTATTTCCTCCCCGTAAGAGGTTCAGAGTCTGGTACAGACATTTCTACATTAGCTGGAATGTCTAACGAAGGTTACATAGAGGACGTAGAGTACGTGAGAAATAGAATGATGGCTTCGTTAAAAATTCCAAAAGCATTTCTAGGTTACGATGAAGGTGTAGCAGGTAAGGCAACCCTTGCTGCCGAAGATATAAGATTTGCCAGAACGATAGAGAGAATTCAAAATGTAGTTATAGGGGAGCTTACTAAAATTGCTATTGTACACCTATATTCACAAGGTTATACTGATAGTGATTTAGTAGACTTTGAATTGACCTTAACATCACCTTCTATCATTTACGAAAGACAGAAGATAGAGTTATTATCAGAAAAGGTAGACTTAGTGTCTAATCTTAAAGAGTTAAATTTACACTCTAATAAGTGGATATATGAAAATATATTTAATTTAAGCGCTGATGAGTGGAATACTGAACAAGATTTAGTTGTACAAGATCAGAAAACTAAATTTAGACTTAATCAAATAGAAAGCGAAGGTAATGACCCTTCAACTACAGGACAGTCCTACGGTACTCCACATGACATAGCCTCTATGCATACCGCAACAAAGGCAGACCTAGTAGACCAAGTAGCTAGTAAGAATGCAGAGGAAACAAGAGGAAGGCCTAAGAAGCTAAGCAAGATTAATACAAATAGAGATACTATAAACGGAAGAAATCCATTAGGAGACGCAGATCTCGATAAAGCAAACATTCCAGATAGCGATCCACAAGGTAACTTATCCGATAAAGGTTCATTATCTAATGAATCTGCAAACAGTGCTTTAGCAGATTTATTAAGGTCCTCAACGTTAGGAAAGATGGAAGCCGTAAGAAAGACCTTATTAGCAGAGGATAAGAAGGTTGACAAGGATGTTTCCTTTATTAAGGACAGTCTTATTGAGGAATAGTCTTTTTTGGCGTATTTACATTATATTTATATAAAATATACACTCGAGTGTACAAATAAATTCTTCAATGAAGAAACTGAAGCATAAAAAAATAAAAAATACTGGAGTTCTTTTTGAACTACTTTCTCGAAAACTTTCTAGCCAAGTCATGTCCGGTGAAAAGCCTACCAGTCTCGCTATATTACAGAAGTGTTTTAAAGAGAGTACTGAACTAGGCAAAGAACTTAGCCTCTATAAGATGTTACTGTCTGAAGAGGTTACTAGCAAGGAAGAGGCTGTCACGTTAGTTAAAGCAGTGCTAGAAGCTCAGAAAAAACTAGACAGGGATAAGTTAAACGAAGAAAAGTATAACATCATAAAACTTATCAAAAAGAACTGTGACGTTGACACATTCTTCAATACTCGTATTAAAGACTATACTGTGTATGCTTCTATATATAATATATTTGAACACAGAGTAGAGGAGAGTCCTGTTGACTATTTAAAGCATAGAAGGACTGTCGTAGAACATCTTTCAAAAGCAAAGAAGTCTGAAGATGATCGATTAAGGGATTACCTTTCTGAGGAAGATAAGGAGCTAAGAAAATTAGTATTTAAGATTCTTATTGAGAAGTTTAATAAAAGATGGTCTAATTTAAATAGTAGACAGTCTGCTTTAATAAGGGAATACGTAAACAACTCTACTGATAGTTTATATTTTAAAAAGTTTATTTCTCAAGAAGTAAACTACATTAGAAGTAATTTAAAAACTATATTAGAGAAGAGGTCTATAAAAGACCCGTCGTTAGTAATAAAGTTGAAAAATATAATACCTTATCTTAAATTGATCGGTGAGTCTAGGTATATTAAGGAGTCTCATATGATTTCCTTATTACGTTATTACGATTTGATAAACGAATTAAAAGATATATAAATGAAGGAACTGATTAGACAGTTGAAGGAAAATAAAAAGGAGGAAAAGAAATACGTCGAAACTGCAAGAAAGCAAGGAAAGCCTTTAGAGAAGACCGAAATAGAAGAAGTAAATGTAACTGGTAATTTAGACGGCGGAGAAGGTCCAGTCCGAAAAGCGACTATTTTTCGAAAAAAGGAAAAGAGAAATAAGAAGAAAGAAAAAGAAGCCACAAAAGAGACGGAAATGTCTACTGTGTCTAAAACAACTTGTCACACTAAGAAGTTAAAAGAGAACATATTCGACCAAATCGATAACATACTAAGTGAAGTAAGCTATAAAACGTATAAAGAAGATAACTCAGTATCGACGAAGGAAAAATTTAATAACAGTCTCAAAACTATCCATAGAGGTTTAAGTGAGATTGAAAAAGTTGTTGAACATAATATAAAATTGAAGACAGAGTTTAATTTAAAAGACCCTTTCTGGAAAACATCAAGACGAAGACTAGGTAGTATATCGGAAAAGATGACCAGAATATCAAACCGTCTTAGAGAACTTTCAAAATAAAAACCTACTATGTCAAGATCGCTTATTGTAGATTACAGTCCCTTTAGTATTACTAAGCAACAAATAAATGAAAGTCGTTCTTCAAATGGAGGAAGATTAATCGTTTCTGGCGTTTTGCAGAGAGCAGAAGTGAAAAATCACAATAAGAGAGTGTATCCGAAAGAGATTCTCATGAGAGAGGCTAACAGGTATCAAGAAGAATTAGTTAAGCAGAAGAGAGCATTAGGAGAACTCGACCATCCAGATTCACCTACGGTAAATCTCAATAACGTGTCTCACAATATTATTAAGATGTGGTGGGAAGGAAACGCACTTATGGGAGATGTTCACGTACTAACAACTCCTGCTGGTAAGATATTAGAAGAGCTGTTTCTCAACAATGTACAAGTAGGTATATCATCTAGAGGAGTGGGCAGCGTTAAAGAGGTATTTAGTGAAAGCGGAGGCCAGATATCTCAGATTCAAGATGATTTTGAATTAATAGCTTTCGATTTTGTATCAAATCCCTCTACTCACGGTGCTTTTATGAGCCCCGTAAATGAAAGTAAACTTATACAGGATATAAACCCATCATTAACAAAAGCTCACAGTATAGTTAATAGTATTATCTGCGATATGGGAACAACATGTTCATGTAAGTTTTAAGGAAAAAGTACTTTTTCGTTTTTATTTATACTATGTATTAGTATATTACATACCAATATGTAATCCGACGTATTATCTTATACAAACCCATTAGGATTACTAATAATCTTACGTAAAAAAATTTTTTAAATTATGAAGAGTAAAGATCTCTTAAAAGAGGCAATTGCTGATGCAAATGCTGTACGAGACGTTGCTTTAGAAAATGCTAAGATAGCATTAGAAGAAGCATTCATGCCCAGACTTCAGTCTATGTTGAGAAGTAGACTAGCTGAAGCTGATGATGAAGAAGAAGAAACTGAGGATATGCCTGTAGAGGATAGCTTTAGTGAAGAATCTTATGTTGATGACGGAAAAGACGGTACACCGGCTTCCGAACTTGACGAATATACTGAAGGTGATGAGAATTCAGAAGAAGACGAAGCTGAAGACGAAGTTGCTGAAGAGGATTTAGGATTAGAATCTATACTGAGAGAACTTGAAGCTGAATTAGCTGGAAGACAAGTTTCTGAAGAAGAAGAGGATGAAGAGTCTATGGAAGAAGGTGATTATTCTGGTAAAAAAGACGATGACGAAAAGTCTATGGAAGAGGGTGATTATTCCGGTAAAAAAGACGATGACGAAGATCTTGCAAAAGAGGACATCGAAGGATATTTAAGCGAAATTCTCAAAGAATTAGAAGATCCTATCCAGGAAAAAGAGTCTGAAGAGGACTTGGAAGAAGGACAGTCTGAGCTAGAAGAAACAAAAGCACAGTTAGCTGAAGCTTATGAAACAATTAAGACACTTAAAGATAAGTTCACTGAACTTAAGGTGTTAAATAATAAACTAGCTTACAGTACTAAGATCTTTAAGCACTATGATTTAACTGAATCTCAAAAGGTGAAAGTTCTTGAAAGTTTAGATAGAGCTATCACAGAACGTGAAATTAAATTAGTTTACTCTACGCTATGTGAGAACCTTAATAAAACTAAAGGAAATAAAAAGGTTGTCAAAGAATCAGCATCTAGAGTAATCAAAGGAACAAGAAAAGTAAACACAGATATTATTTCCGAAGGAAATGATGTTGTGAATCGGTTCCAATTTTTAGCAAACATTAAAAAATAAAAACAACAAATGGATATTAAAAGCTTAATGCCAAGCGACCATTATCAGACTCAAAAGTCGATAACTAATGGTCTTATTAGTAAGTGGGAGAGATCTGGCTTACTTGAAGGTTTGGAAAAGAAGTATGAAACTCCAGCCATGGCTGTTCTCTTAGAAAACCAGGCTAGACAACTTCTTTCTGAAGCTAACTCTACAGGTACTTCTGCAAACTCAGAAGAGTGGAACGGAGTTGCACTTCCTCTTGTAAGAAGAATCTTTAGCGAGATTGCTGCAAAGGATTTTGTAAGCGTTCAACCAATGAATCTACCGTCAGGTCTGGTTTTTTACCTAGACTTTAAGTACGGAACAAGCCAAGCTGGATTTAACACAGCATCTGGAAGAACATCTCAAGCTGACTCAGTATTCGGTATAACTGATTCTGACAGAGGTGGAGCAGGTGGAACTGAAGGCCTTTATGGAGCAGGAAGATTTGGATATACAATTAATGATGTATCTTCTTCAGCTTTAACAGTAGCTGCAGCTCCTGCAACATCAAATTATGCATCTTCTTCTATAACATTTGGTGATTTAAATTACAATTCAGAAGTATCAGCTTCAACTTGGGCAGGTGTGACAGCAAATAGTCTAATGAAGATTAGCGTCGCCACAGCATCTCTATCAAATCCGGACTTAGAAGGAACAAGAGCATTTACTGTAACTGGTGCAAACATTGTAGATACTTATCAAGAATTTACAACACTATCTGGCGGTAATATTAACTTTATTGTTTCTGGATCAGCAGGTGATTTCGGATCTATCGTAGTTAATTACCACAAGCAGCCTACAGACACTACTAGAGGAGACTTCGAAGATGGAGCTACTCAAGCTGGTGCATTTGGAACTGATGTAGATATTCCAGAAATAAACTTAGAGCTTAGAAGTGAAGCAATCGTTGCTAAGACTAGAAAGCTAAAGTCAATCTGGACTCCTGAATTTGCACAGGACTTGAATGCATATCATTCAATTGATGCAGAAGCAGAACTTACATCTATGCTTTCTGAATATATTTCACAAGAAGTAGATTTAGAGATATTAGATATGTTAGTGGAGAATGCACAAACAACTGCTTACTGGAGTGCAAAACTCGGACAAGAGTGGAACGGAACTGACGGATTTAACCAGACTACTGCAAATGCGTCTGCTTATAATCAAGGAACCTGGTTCCAAACTCTAGGTACGAAGATACAAAAAGTATCTAACGAGATTCATAGAAAGACAATGAGAGGTGGAGCAAACTTCGTAGTTGTTTCTCCAACAGTAGCTACCATTTTAGAATCAATTCCTGGCTACGCTGCAGGAACAGATGGTGATAAGATGAAGTTCGCTATGGGTGTACAGAAAGTAGGAGCTCTATCTAATAGATTTGACGTATATAAGAACCCTTATATGACAGAGAATCTTATCCTATTAGGATATAGAGGATCTCAATTCTTAGAGACTGGAGCTGTATATGCACCATATATACCGTTAATGATGACTCCTTTGGTTTACGATCCAACTAATCTTACTCCTAGAAAAGGTGTAATGACTAGATATGCGAAGAAGATCGTACGACCTGAGTATTACGGTAAAATCTACGTAAGTGATTTAAATTTAATATAAATTCGAAACACATATAGGATTTTGAAAAAAGGGCTTCGGCCCTTTTTTTATTGTAAATTTTTTACTATATTATAAGTGAATAGTATAATTAGAGTGAAGAAAAAAGTTGATAAGACTCCAATAGAGTGTAAGTTATGTAATAACATTTACACCGTAGCTGGTTTACGTAGTCATATAAAGTCAAAACATCTTGAATACGATACTGAAAAGTACGTAAAGGAGTTTGGAGAGTTTAGAGTAAAGCAGCTTAGAGAGTTAGAATTAAAAAAAGAATCAAATTTTAAGTGTGCAATTTGTAACGATAAAATGGTATCGAATAAGCAATTAATGCACCATTTAAAGGAACATAATATAACGTGGGAAGACTATATAGTAAAATATATCTACGAAGGTAAGCATCCCCTATGTGCCTGCGGATGCGGAAAAGAGGTTAAGTTACTCAGGCATGGTAAAAACGATAAGGGAGAATTTAAATATGCTAGAGAGTATCGATCTGGACATAACCCTAACGGGATGAACGGGAGAAATCATACATTCGAGACTAAGTTGTTGATGAGAGAAAAAGCGATAGAAAGGATGAAAAACGGCAATACCACCTTCCATCAGAACGGCCCAAGCGCTATGGAGAAGGAATTACAAGCCCTAATAAAAGCCAACACACAGAATACAGATATAATCTTTAACGATACTAGTATTTTATCAGGATTAGAACTAGACGTGGTTATCCCCAACAGGAACTTAGCTTTTGAGTTTAACGGAAATTATTTCCATTGTGACCTTTTTAAAAAACCATCCTACCACCTTAAGAAGACAAAACAGTGTGAAAAACTGGGCTATAGGTTAGTTCACATTTGGGAATGTGATTGGAATGGAAAAAGACCTATAATAACATCTGTTATTAAGAATTTACTCAATAAAACAGAAACTAGAATTTTCGCAAGAAAATGTACCATTGAAGTAATTTCAAGCAAGAGAGCAAATTCCTTTTATGAAGAAAATCATATAAAAGGGAAGACATCGGCTTTCGTACATTTAGCTCTTATTTTTCAAGATAAGATAATGTCGTTAATGAGTTTTTCAAAAGCTAGAAAAATGTTTAATAAAACAAACGTAGAAGGTCATTATGAACTTATAAGATTTTGTAATAAGATTGACACTTCTGTTATTGGCGGAGCTTCTAGATTACTTAAAGCTTTCATAAAAGAATATAACCCAGATCACATATATAGCTATGTTGATAGAGACTGGAGTGTAGGCGCAACGTATGAGAAGATAGGATTTACATATATTGGTGAAACAGATCCCGGCTACTTTTATATAAAAAACGGAAAAAGAAGATCCAGATACTCCTCTCAGAAAAAAAAGATATTAAAAGAGTTTTCAGAATCCGAAGATCTAACTGAATACCAGATTATGAGTAAGAATAATTACTATAGAGTTTGGGATTGTGGTAATTTAAAGTACGAATGGAGTAGAGAAAAGTTGGAATAATGTAAAATCATTCATATATTAAGTATATGAAAAATATTATAACATTTACATTCGCAACACTATTGAGCATTACTGCTCTTTCTTCTCAGAAGAGTCTGTACATAGGATATGGACATAATACGGATCTTGTTGACGATAGGGGTCATAAGTTTCACACTCTGGTAATAGGTGGTGAGAGGGACCATTTCGGAATATCTATGGAATTTGATATTAGAAACGGTGATAACTATTTTCACGACATCTACCCACAATATCCATTAACATCTATTGATACAAGGTGGGTACTGTATTGGAGATTACATAACCTAGACGTAGGGCCTTATGTAACTCTAAATTCAACTTCCTTTGAATACGACGGATGGACATCTGGAATATACGGTAGATTGAAATTTGATATGATAGGTCCAATTGGATTCTTCACCAAGATAAACTTCCCACTTGTAGGTAAGCATAGGCATTGGGACAACTTAGCTAACACTAATATTACGTTTAATACGTACAGTAGCCCTGAGAATAAATATAGAAGTAATGAACTTCGAATTGCTATCGGAGCTTATATTAAACTCTTTAACAAAGAGTAAACGGTAACATTAACACTGTTTATCTTATTTAAGATATATTTATATACAAATAAACTCTCACTCCATGAACAACAAAATTCTTTTAGAAAACTATAATAGACTTTTCAGCGAAAGCATAGGTCAAGATAGAATACTAATTGATAAGTTACTATCAGGTCAAAAAGTAGAAGTAGATTTTTCTAAAGTAGGTAACGGTAAGCCTGAAGAATTCATCTACAACCTTATTCAAAAAATAAAAAGTTCTGGCAAAGAAGCAGCTTTATCTAAAAAATGGTTAGAATTTGAAACAGACGGCTCTAAGGTAGAGACCGGTCACAACGGACTTCACGGCTACAACACGGGTTTTCAAATAAAGGATATACTGGATAAATCTATTCACGAAATAGGGGATCATATGCTAGTTGTATACGGAGTTGGTCAAGACGGAGATAGTAAAGACGCAGGTGATATGGGTATTGGAGATTTAGACCTAACCTGGACGGTGAAGCTTTAAAAAAGATTTTTTTAATACTTAAAAATAAGTTATGAAAACTTTAATAACTATAGTATTTACATTACTTGTTTATTCAATAAGCGCACAGACATTAAAACCGCCCGTTCCAAAAGAAGTACTAGCTAGCCGAACCGACATTGTAATAACTCAAGGAGGAAAACTGTTATTAGAATTTCATCTCAATGAAGACATTTTTTACTCTGCTGCAGAAGTGGAAGACCTGTTATTTGATAAATATGTTAAAGAACATTCTGTCGAAGAACTTTACCAACTAATAAGCGATATTAAATCCGGTGAAAAAGTTACCAACGTACGTATTCCGAAGTTTTTACTAAAACCGACACCAGATTTACGTTTAAAAAAAATATAAGCACCACCTTCCATTCGTACCATTTATACTAATTATAATTAACAATACATACCAGGTAAATAAAAAGAAAGCGCATGTCAACGGCATCGAAAAAGTTACAGAACATTGAAAAAAAGCCTCCTAAAGGAGCAGTAAAGTTTTCTATTCAATTATCAGAAGAACAAAAACGAGCAAAAGAACGAGTACTTAATTGTCCGGTTAACTTTCTAGTAGGACCGGCTGGCTCAGGCAAAGCGCAGCCTTTAGACTGTAAAGTGTACACTCCTACTGGCCCGGTTTTAATGGGAAACATAAAGACAGGTGATAAAGTATGCACACCAGGAGGAGTAGCTAATGTGACTGGTATCTATCCTCAAGGTGAGGAAGATGTATATGAGGTTGTATGTTCTGATAAATCGACTACTAGATGCAGTTTAGAGCATCTATGGACAGTGCAGTTTAAAGGAGATAGGAAAACAGAAAAGTGGAAAACTCTAACAACCAAAGAGCTTATTAACCATTTAGAAAATGGAAGAGAGTTTAGACTCCCAAATCAAGGAAAAGTCTATTTTGAAGAACAGAGTATCGATATAGATCCCTATATTTTAGGCATTCTGCTATCAGAAGGTTATTTAAAAGGATCTTGCAAATCCTTTTCTACAAAAGAGGCTTTTATTTTAGAGAAAGTTAGAAATATTCTTAAAAAGAGCTGTTCAGAGATAGAGGTCAGTCATATTTCTAATTACGATTACCGCTTTAAGAAAAAGCAGAGAGATAATCAACAACACTCTTTAGCAAAAAACATTGATAGTTACGGTTTAGGAGAGTGTGATTCGTATAGTAAGTTTATTCCTGCTGTGTATAAGTATAACGGCATAGCTGTCCGTATGAATTTGTTGAGAGGGTTGATTGATGGAGACGGATATGTGGATAAGAAAGGAAGGCTTTTTTATAACACAAGCAGTAAACAGCTCTGTGATGATGTGTGTGAGGTTATTCGTAGTCTCGGTGGACGAGTTACTGTTTTAAGTTATTACCCAACATATACCTATTTAAATGAGAAGAGACAGTCTTTACACAAACATTATCAAATAAGAATCACAATTAAAGAACCAGAATTATACGTTACGTTACCTTTTAAAAAGGATAGACTTTTAAGAAGAAAACATAAAGTAAAATATGTAGACCGTATAGTGAAAAAAATACAAAAAGTTGAACCTGCAGAAACTCAATGTATAAAGATTGACAGTGAAGAAGAACTTTATATGACAGATAATTTTATCGTTACACATAATACTATCTTAGGATGTCAAATAGCTCTGGACATGTTTTTTAAAAGAGAGGTTAACAAGATAATAGTCACTAGACCGACCGTATCTACTCAGGATGATGGATTTTTACCCGGAGGGTTAGGAGATAAGATGGAACCATGGCTAGTACCTATCAGATCTAATATGAGAAAGCTTTATAATAAGCCAGACTACTTAGCTAAATTAGAAGCCGATGATGTTATCGAGTTAATATCTATTGCACATTTTAGAGGGAGAAGTTTTGATAATGCAATTATAATTGTTGATGAGTTTCAAAATCTAACTAAACCGCAATTAGCTATGTGCATATCTAGATTAGGAAAAGGTAGTACTATGATATTCTGCGGAGATAATGAACAGATTGACTTACCTATTAGAGATAGAAGCGCTTATTTTGATTTACCAAAACTAATAGAAAGCGAATATGTTTCTAAAAACGTCCTAGAAGACAATCACAGACATCCAGCTTTAAAGGATATATTAAAACGATTATCAAATACGTACTAATTAAAATATAATGATCTATAAACATAACGGAGTTACTAAAGAGTTTCATCAAAAAGAATTCACAGATTTAATATATAGACTTGTTAATGTAAATGTTGTGACGGTCGATGATGAAGATTTAGAAGAAATCGGCGATAACGAATATCTAGTAAGATGGAAGGAGAGACGAAAGTGTATCGCATACTTTTCAATATATGCAGATGAAAAAGCATTTGAAAACAGAGTTGTACCTTTAGGGACAATTCAAATTGAATTTGACTATACCTCCGGCACAGACCTAGTTACACAAGCTTACGTAGCCATAGTAAGTCATGAAGATTTAGGAGGCGGCGAGTTAATACAGTAGCAAAATACTTTTACAGACTGATTAAGGTAGGGGGTTTAATTACCATTCGCCATATTTATAATAAAATAAATGGCGAATATCCCCATATGGCCTGGATCATCTTCCTTTTCTTCCGGATCTGGCCAGACGAATTTTGGCTACTTTGATGGAGATCCGACATTTAGAACAGACATAGATAACGTAGCTACCTGGTGTTCACGACGCCTAGGATATCCTATAGTGGATATAGAATTACAAGATGTTAATTTCTATACCGCTTACGAAGAAGCTCTTTTAGAGTATAGTAACCAGGTTAATACTCATACAGCAAGAGATACGATTTTAGGACTTCTAGGAGCAAACACCGGATCATCTGACACTAATTTATCAAACTACTTTATACCGCCATCTTCAGATGGCATTTTTAAATTAGCCGAAGACTATGGCACAGAAGCTGGATCAGGTGGAAATAAAACTTACTACACTGGAAGCTTCTCCACTGTTGCTGATCAACAAATTTATGACCTCACTGATCCGTCGGTGACTTCTTTTGAAGAAGGTAATCCAAGTAGTGGATCATTTACTATACGAAACGTATTCCACCATGCACCCGATGCCCTAACCCGATACTTTGACCCTTATGTAGGGTCCGGACTTGGTTCACAAGGACTACTCGATCAGTTCGGAATGGGAGCTTATTCACCCGCAGTTAATTTTATGATGATGCCTCTGCATTATGATTTAATAAAACTTCAAGGAATAGAATTTAATGATCAAATTAGGAGATCCGGTTATGGATTTAGATTAATTAATAATAGGATCAGAATATTTCCAAGACCGACTACTGCATATACTATATATTTTGAATATACTTTAGATTCTTCTGTAAGTACAATAACATCTAACGGAGAATCTAATTCAGGAAAGATTACTAATATATCTAATGTACCGTATGGTATAATTGGGTATAACTCCATTAATGCAATGGGTAAGCAGTGGATTAGGAATTACACATTAGCACTCTGTAAGGAGATGTTGGGCTACATTAGAGGTAAGTATTCCTCTGTACCCATACCTAATGCAGAAGTAACCTTAAATGCTGATGATTTAATATCAGCAGCAACAAGTGAAAAAGAGAAACTCATAGAAGATTTAAAATTGATCTTAGATGATTTCAGTAGGAAGAGTTTATTAGAGAGAAAACAAGCCGAATCACAAGCTATGGAAGATGCGTTAATGAAGGTTCCGCTTAAAATTTATATAGGGGGACTAGTACCGTTTTTACCTATGTTTCTATCTACATTAGTATGATACAGTGTAAAATTTGTAATAATAAGGCAATCTGAATCTAACAAAATACAAAATATATAAAAATGTGCGCTTTATATGCTGGCAGCAGAGATGTATCACTTATGAGGACTTTAAATAAGGAGTTGATAAATGACATTATCAACACTGAAGTAATAGTGTATCAACTATCGCTACAGGATACCGCTATAAACCTCTACGGAGAATCTAAGAGGAGAGTGTATTACGACCCTATGAGAGTTAATTGTATAGTGAATAGAAGTGATCAGACCTACACCGGAGATGATTATGGCCTAGACTATACTCGAGACGCAGTATTTTCATTCTTACGTGACACTTTAGTTGACATAAACCTTGTACTAAAGTCAGGAGATATCGTCCAATGGGACCGTCAGTACTATGAGTTAAAGAATATATCGTCTAATTTCCTATGGGCAGGTAAAAATCCTGAAACAGTTCCTATCTCAACCGTAGATCAGAATACAGATGATTTTGGATATAATGTTGAAGTATTAGCTGACGGAGTGCTTGTGAGTAGAAGCAAGTTACATATAGAGGAAACTAGATCGGGAAGAACTAGTGTGTATGAGAAATTAAACAACAGATCATCTACACGTTCAATATAAAAAAATGGCAAATCCTAAACTTAAATATCGCGGAGAAAGTACTTTAAATCGAGCATATGAAAAACGTAGAGATAACGATATACTTAAAGCACCTTCTATTACCATCTACGACGTTGACTATGCTATTATGCACTGGTTGAGAGAGGAGATAGGATTTCAAGTACAGGAAAACGGTAGAATGATTAATGTACCGGTTATGTATGCAAATAGTGAAACCTGGGCTCAAGTACAGGCTAACGGTTACATGAGGGATGTAGAAGGAAAGCTACTCACCCCTTACTGTACGATTCGGAGAACAAACATGTCAGAAGATCCTAGATTTAAAAAACTTGATTTAAATAAATCCACTTATGGAAGTAGTTATAAATTCTATACAGAAGGATTAAATCTAGAAAATCAACGCAATCAACACGCAAAGACATATAATACAAAACCCAGTTTACAATACCTTATACAGGTCATGCCGGAATTTTATATTGTCGAGTATGAGTTACTTTTGTGGACTAGTCTTGTTGAACAAATGAACACTCTTATTGAAAATATTATCCCAACAAGTAACTTTGCTTGGGGAGATGAACTAAAATTTAGAACCGTTGTCGGTGATATAGGATTAGAAACCGTCAATACACCCGGTGAGGAGAGGCTAGTAAGAGCTAACATACCGTTAACTGTAGATGCAAAATTACTAAATGAATTTGAGTTAAAAAAATCAACCGTAGAGAAAGCATTTACCTTAAAGAGAGTTGTTGTACAAAATGAACGATCCTCTTTTGATGCAATAACCCACGATGTATCAGATCAGTTCCCTACACATAATAAAAATAGGAGATAAGGTAAATAATCCCATGTTTGCAGAAGTAGGGACATATTTATATTAAATACTGATACACATAAATAAACTATAAAATAATATGGCTCGAGATAGAATTGTATCACCTGGTGTATTTACACGTGAACATGATCTAAGTTTTCTCCCTCAACAAATAGCAGCTATCGGAGCAGCTGTAATTGGACCAACCCAGTACGGACCAGCCTTTGTACCGACAGTCTTATCTACGTATGAAGACTACATTAGGACATTTGGACTATCCTTTACTAGTGGATCAACTGATGTTGAGCAGGAGTATAAGTATTTAACAAATTATACAGCTAAAGAGTACCTTAAGTGGGGTGAAAACCTAACTGTAATGAGGGTTTTAAACGGCGAGTATGCTGAAGCTTGGTCTAACGTCGTCAGTTCAGGAAGCTGGAATCGGTTTTCAGGATCAGTTGGTGATTATTCATCTCCTGCTTCGAGCGATACAACTGCTTCTATTTTTACAGATAGTGATGCTTCTGTAAAATTAACACTACTATCACCTGGAGAATTCGCTAATACTGGACAAGAGTTTGCTAGTACTAACGGTGTTGGGAATCTAGAAGACGAGACTACAAAAGGTATATTAGATTCGGGCTCTAGAGTCGCTTATCGATGGGAAATCAGAGACACTAATGTAAAGAGAGGAACATTCGACTTATATATTAGGAGATCAGATGATAGACATGGTAGAAAGATTATCGTTGAGAGGTATAATGATCTATCCTTAGATCCAAATGACTCGAAGTATATTGAAAGAGTAATCGGTAACCAGGTCATGACTTTGAGATATGACAGTGACTTGAGACCTTTCCTCCAGGTATCGGGATCGTATCCAAATAGATCTAGAATACTTAGAGCAGAAGCTTTAAAGCGCACGCTAAACTACCTAGACGTTAACGGAAACGTAACTAATGCCGGTGCATCTGGATCTCTTCCTCAAGAATGTTCTGGAACATTCGCAAACGGTAGTGATGGATATAAGAAACATCCGGTTATGTACTTTGATAAAATAACCGAAACTAATTCACAAGGATTTAACTTAGCTGAAGGAGCTACTCCATCTGGATCAGGTATGACATTAGATGGAGATCCTACTGCAGTAACAACTGCTGGTGGAGCTGGATACATAGCATATAGAGATGCAATCGACATCTTATCAAACCAAGATGAGTATGACATTAATATGTTAATGTTACCAGGCGTTATTGATGGATTTAACGGCCACTCAGACGTATATACTTACGCTGAGGCAATGGTTGAAACCAGAGGAGATGTATTCCTTGTAATAGATCCAACACAGTATGGAGGTACAATTGGAGAAGCGGAACTTGCCGCAGAAGGTAGAGATACATCATACGCGGCAATGTACTATCCATGGGTACAGGTAGCAGATCCGGATTTACAGAGAAATGTATGGATTCCACCTTCTTGTATGGTAGCAGGAGTAATAGCTTTTAACGACTACGTTAAATACCCTTGGTATGCTCCAGCAGGACTCAATAGAGGTATATTGGATAACGCTATACAGACAGAGAGAAAATTAACTCATGCTGACAGAGATAGACTTTACGTATCTAACATTAACCCAATTGCAACATTCCCTAGAGACGGCATATCCATTTGGGGTCAAAAGACACTTCAAAAGAAAAGAAGTGCTTTAGATAGAGTAAACGTTAGACGTTTACTTATCGATGCTAAGAAATTTATAGCATCTACAGTAAAGTACTTAGTATTCGAACAAAATACAGTTGAAACAAGACTTAAATTTATTCAAATAACAGCTCCATACTTTAGAGATGTAATGAGTAAACAGGGATTGTATGACTTTAAGATAATAATTGATGAATCTAATAACACACCAGATGTGATTGATCGAAATGAGATGAGAGCTCAGATTCACTTAAAGCCTACTAGAACTGCAGAATTTATCATAGTTGACTTCTTTATACATCCGACAGGTGCAACATTCCCTGGAGATTAATTAAAAAGTATAACTGATTTATATTTATATTAGACTAAAATAAAAAATTAAATAAATGGGATTTCAAGGAAACTTTGTACCATTCGAGCCTAAATTGCAGATGCGATTCGAAATGTCGCTTAACAATGTACCTACGTATATGGTAAAGGCTTCTGATATGCCTAATCTAGATCAAAACCCCGTAACAGTAGACTATGTAAATGCAGAGTTTAAAGTTAAAGGTAAGTCGAGATGGCAAGACATAACCGTAACTCTTTATGATGCTTTATCACCATCTTCTGCCGGTCTAATCCACGACTGGATAAGAGACGAACATCATAACTCCAATTCAGGAAGAGACGGCTATGCTTCAACTTATAAAAAGGATGTTGACTTAGTATACTTTACACCTGACGGCTCACCAGCTGACCAATGGACACTGTATGGAGCATTTATTGCTTCCGCAAATTGGGGTAATTGTGATTTATCGTCAGACGATCTACTATTATTAGAATT